CCAGTTGGTGGTGGAGAAAGAACAAGCTCTTACATTAACAATTTAAATAGACTTCAAAAGCTATTTGACGAAAAGGGTATTGATGGGACGATTGATTTTTTGAATGGAACAAACACAGCAAGGGAATTAGAAAAAATATCAGGTAAAAGCATTGGATACCTTGCCGACACTGTGTTACCAAATACTATGGTTTTTGGCGATAAGATGGGTGCTTTCATGGCAAACCTAAAAGGTAATCCAGATTATCTAACGATGGACAGATGGTGGAATCGTACTTTTAATAGACTTAGAGGTCAGATGACTGTTCAGCCTACAACAGAATCAATACAACGATTCAAAGAAATAATCGGTAGACCGAATGCACAAATGAGAACGGTATTAAAAGAAGCAGAGAAGTTACAAAAACAATATGCTAAGAGAAGATTTAAAGATGGCACGGAAGCTGAGAAAACAGCGAATACGATTATGAAATCTTTACAAGGACTAAGAGACCGACCACAAAATAAAAATGAGCGTAAGTTTCAAACAGATGTAGCAAAAAAAGTTGTTGAACGATTGAAGAAAGAAACTGAATATAAAAATATGAATGTTGCCGACTTACAGGCAATCATGTGGTTTGCAGAAAAAAGAAGGATGAGAGAGTTTGGAAGTCGTTCTCCAATTGCAGAAAAAACTTATGCAGATGTAACAAGAGATCAAAGAGATAAAATATTCTCAGGTTTACCACAAGATGCCGATTGAGTATCGCATACTTTTTAGTAGAGAAAATCCTTCTCCTCAATACGTTAAACTTCTGAATGAATATAAAAAGATGCATGAAGGTGGTAAAGTCTTCGATGGAAGATCGCTTCGTAAGTGGATTGATATCATTGATGACTTATTGCAGAAACATCATTGCAAAACGTTGTTAGACTATGGTTCGGGTCAAGGTAAATTATACACAAATGATTTTTGTTATTTATCTGACAAACTAAAATGCAAGATTCAAGATCATTGGAGATTAGATGAGGTTCAACTATATGAACCAGCAATAAAAGAATTTGAGGTATTACCTGATAAAAAATTTGACGCAGTCATTTGTACAGATGTGTTAGAACACATACCAAAGGCTGATTTGGGGTGGGTTATAGAGGAAATGTTTGCGAGAGCAGATAAATTATTATTTTTAAATATAGCAACCTACCCGGCTTTAAAAACTTTTGTAGACGGAACAAATGTTCATGTATCATTATTCCCGGTAGAAGACTGGTTAATTTTTATTGAAAAGATACACAACCGTTATCCGGCTTTGACGGTTGAAGTATATTTTGATGAATACAAGGACTTTGAAGTTTTGACAAGTGGGTACAAACTGGAGGGCAGAGATGCCAGAAATAAAAATACCTTATCGTCCGAGACCGCTACAGCTCAAAGCGCATAATAGAAAAGAACGATTTGCCTTGCTTAGTTGCCATAGGCGTTTTGGAAAAACTGTTTTTGCTATGAATGAGCTTATTAGGGCAAGTGCTACTTGTCCATCAAAAAATCCTAGATTTGCATATTTAGCACCGTTGTATCGGCAAGCTAAGGCTGTTGCGTGGGATATGTTAAAACATTACTCGCGACCGATTCCGGGTATGAAATACAATGAAGCTGAGTTGCGTGCAGACTTTCCAAATGGCGCAAGGATATCTCTACATGGTGGTGACAATCCTGACCATTTGCGAGGATTAGGATTTGACGGCGTAGTGATGGATGAGTATGGTCAAATGTCATCTAGGTTATGGGCTGAAGTTGTTAGACCAAGTTTAGTTGATAGGAAAGGTTGGGGCGTATTTATCGGTACACCCAAAGGTTACAATAGTTTCTACGATTTGTATGAAGCGGCTAAGAAAGATTCTGATTGGTATGTGACAATTCACCGAGCAAGTGAAACAGGTTATGTAAACCAAGATGAGCTTGATGCCGCGAAAAAACAAATGTCTGAGGAACAATATAATCAAGAGTTTGAGTGTTCTTGGACTGCCGCAATTCAAGGTAGTTATTATGGACGTTTGCTTGAGGAAGCGCAGAAAGAACAGCGTATTAGTAAAATTAATCACGACCCAGCTCTTTTAGTAGAGACATGGTGGGATTTAGGTGTATCTGATGCGACTGCTATTTGGTTTGCGCAAAGAAATGGCGCAGAAATACGTTTAATAGATTATTATGAAGCTACTGGTGAATCATTAGCACATTATGTAAATGTACTAGAAGATAAAGCAAAATCCGGTAAATGGAAGTTTGGTAATCATGTTTTCCCGCATGATGTACGACAACGATCTTTAGACACTGGTAGAACAAGAATCGAAGCTCTAAACTCTTTAGGTGTAGATGTTACAATCGCACCAATGCAAAAGATTGAAGACGGTATAGAAGCCGTTCGTAGACAGCTTAAAAACTGCTGGTTTGACGAGTTAAGATGTAAAAGAGGCTTAGATGCCTTGAGACAATATAGAGCGCAATATGACGAGGTTAGAAGAACGTTTCGTTTGAAACCTTACCACGACTGGGCGTCTCATGGATCAGATGCGTTTAGATATGGTTGTGTTTACACTCCAATTACAAATGATTGGCAACCAATTGAATATAGTTCCACAGGAATAGTTTAATGGCAGAAAAATTAACAGATGATCAGGTAGCGGCTATATGTCGAGCTGAAGTAGATGGCGCAAGCGGTAACGCGGCTGGAGAGATATCGCACGAGAGAGCCGAGGCACTAGATTATTATTATGGTGAGCCTTACGGTGACGAGACTGAAGGTCGTAGCTCTGTCGTTACAAGAGAAGTTATGGAAACGGTCGAGTGGATCTTACCATCTTTAGCTAGAATATTTACTGATGCCGATAACATGATTATGTTCGACCCGGTTAATGAGACTGACATAGAACAAGCAAAATTAGAAACGGAAGCGTGTAACTATGTTTACTGGAAACAAAACAGAGGTTTCTATAATACTTATACTTTTTTAAAAGATGCTTTGTTATCTAAAACTGGTATTTTAAAAATTTATTACGATAATACGAAAGAAGAAACAAAGGAAGAATATACTAATTTAGACGAAATAGAGCTAGGTCAGTTAATGGAAGATCCTCACACTGAAAGAGAAATAATCGAGTATGAGGAAACTGAACTAGGAGCAAACGTTACATTTAAAACTACCGAGAAGATCGGGCGTATAAAAATAGAGCCAGTGCCACCAGAAGAGTTTGGTATTGCACGTTACGCTAGATCACCTTATGTAGAAGATACTAACTTTTGTTACCACAGAACTCTTAAATCTTTTTCAGAGCTGGTTGCAATGGGTTATGACGTTGAGTTGATACGGTCATTACCTTTTGACGAGTCAGCTATGACAGAAGAAGAGTTAGCAAGACGTAATAAGACTGATGAAGAAGAACCATTTGACTTTGTAGCAGAAGAATCAATGCGTAACTATTTCATAACAGAATGTTACATCCGCATTGATAGGGATGGTGACGAGATAGCTGAATTATTGAGGGTTACGTTAGCTGGCGGTCATTATAGTTCAGGATCTAGTAGATTATTAGATATTGAAGAAGTTGACCACATGCCGTTTGCAACTTGTTCTCCCATATTGATGCCGCACAAATTTTATGGTTTATCTATAGCTGACATAACTAAAGATTTACAACGAATCAAATCAGTGCTTTTGAGACAAATGCTTGATAATACTTATCTTGCTAATAACTCTCGTACCGCTGTAAATGATTCACACGTTAACCTTGATGATTTATTGACATCGAGACCCGGCGGTGTGGTTAGATACAAAGGTGAGGGAGCAGCAAGTCAATACATAACTCCCATACCTCATAATCCGTTACCAAATGAAGCGTATTCGATGATGGGGTACTTAGATGATGTAAAACGCCAAAGAACAGGTGTTGGTGATGAGACTGCTGGTTTAGGTGAAAGTGCATTAGCAAATGTAAATACAGGGGTTGCGGCACTAGCTTTTGATGCGGCACGAATGAAGATTGAGTTGATAGCACGAATATTAGGTGAAGTTGGTTTCAAAAGTGCATTCCGTCTTATACATAGACTATTGATGCAAAATCAAGATAGATTAATGATGTTAAACGTTGCTGGTAACTTTGAGGCAGTAAATCCGGCAGAGTGGCGTAAAAGAGAAAATACTACCGTTCAAGTGGGCGTTGGTTCAGTATCAAGAGAAAGAAGGATGGTAGCACTTGAGACTATCATGGCAAAACAAAATGAGCTTATTGCAAATGGTGGTATGGGTACGTTAGTCCAACCTTTTCAAGTGTATCAAACGTTACGAGATATGACAGACAGTTTTGGATTACAACCACAAGCGTACTTTACCGACCCAAGAACGTTACCGCCTCCGCCACCACCACAGCCAGATGCAAATGCAGAGTTAGCATTAACACACGCTAGAGCTTTGGTTATGGATGCTGAGAGCAAAATGCAACGTAATCAGATAGACGTTGCAAGAGTTCAAGCAGAACAACAAATAAGATTTAGAGAGCTTGAGTTAAGGCAAGCAGAATTACAGTTAAAAGCAGACATAGAACGTCAAAAAGCAGACTTAGTTCTTTTACAAAGTGAAAGTAAAGGTGATCGTGAGATTGCTAATTTAGAAATTGAAATACAAAAACAAGATGCTGAGAAGCGTTTAGAAGCACTGGAGCTTGAACTCAAGACAGTGCAACAAGAAAAAGACCGAGAGGTTGAAATATATAAAAATCAAATGAATAATCTTACTAAATTAGTTCAAGAAGACATGAAAACTGGTGGAAATGATTTTCAAAAAGTAATTGATGATCTAAAACGTGATAATGAAATGCTGAGAAAGCAAATAGAGGATTTTAATGGCACAGAGGGATAAAGAAAGAGCATCGCAAGCGCAACAAATTTTAGATAATCCCATTTATCAAGAATCGGTAACTTTGGTTGAAAATCGTTTAGTTCAAGCGTGGCAAGATACTGCCGTTTCTCAAAGAGAGGAACGAGAAAAAATTTATCAGATGTTACTAGCAATGCGTGATATTAAATCGCACATTGAAGGAGTTTTTACAACAGGCAAACTAGCAGAGATGCAAGAGGAACAAAACAATGGCTGAACAACAAGAACTTAGTATTGAACAAAGAATAG